ATTTCCTTAACTCGCTACAAAGGTAGCGTTTTTATTTTAATTACCAAAATTTTCAGTATAATTTTTTATAAATTTTCGCAAATTCCCACAATTTCCACTATCTTTGCCCCCGTAAACCCTTAAATCATTACATTATGCCCGTTAGAAAAGTTCCCGGAGGATATCAGTTCGGTACAACCGGCAAAATCTACCCTACCAAAGCCCAGGCAGAGGCACAAGCCCGCGCCATCTATGCCTCCGGCTATCGTGAAAAACCTGCTGGAACAAAAAAGAAATAGGGATTTCCGCTTTTCCGAAAAAATCCCTATCTTTGTCGCGTCGTTCTAACCTCCTTCATCGTATCGTACGACACGCCCTCCTGTCGGCATTGCATCAGGAGGGCTTTTTTATACACATTAAATCGGATTCAATTCCCGTATTTTTCGATGAATCGGATTCAATTCCCGTATTTTTGCCGCCTTTTCGGGATAATGCCGAAGAAAATAATCGTATTGATACAACTCCCCATAATAGCCCGTTTCAAGCTGGTATTGCATCATCTTTTCAAAATCCAGCTCTATCAAAGCCACATATTCCTCCTCATACACATCCCGCCGCAGAGCCATTTCAAAAGTCGGGTCAATGTATTTATCCCCGTAAAGGATGAAAGCATGGTCTATCGGCGGCAATATGTATGCAGATACCAGCCCCTCAACATATCGCGCCGGCCCAGGGAATATTTTCGGCTCTTCGTTTATCAATATCATTAAGGCGCTGGCGTTCAAATAACACATTTTCGGTTTCGGACTATACCCCATCTGCCGCAGGAACGTCAATTGTTCAGGCGTAAAAACCTCCGCCATTTTCGTTATTTGCACCGGCCTTGCATCTTGGTATCGTTGATTATAATATTGGCCCTGCACATCGTTTCGCCAATCCAACTCCGCAAGCATTCTCAATTCTTCGATAATTCTATTATCCTTCATCGCAATATAGGCGTTATTTGTTTACCTCCTATGCCCTCAGCAATCGCAACTATTTTTCCGGCATTCCGGGAATCCTTAGGAGCAATCACGAAGGCAGTGTTTTCCGAACAATCAAAAAGAATATAATCAGGCTTTTTCTCCATCAAGTCGAAATGAAAGATTTCCGGGCCTTTTCCGCTTGGATTTTCAAACCGAAAGGATAACACCGTGCAATCCTCCAACCGCAACCCCATCCCCGCCAAAATCGCCCGATATTCGCTTTCCCGGCTTTGTTGCTTTGTCGCCATATTATTCGACTTTTCGGTTATACTGTTCCAGGGCGAGCCGTGCCGCCTGAGCATTGCTCACTGCCTCCACGATAAAATCTTTTCGGGGGATGCTCCTATCGTACCCAAACGCCCGAACCTTACATGTAAACCTATCTTTCCCCGGTTCTGAACCCGCCCCCAGGCGGGTAACAACAATCATCAAATTGCCAAATCTGTATTTCTTCATAACTCGTTCACTATTTAGTGCCACTATTGTACACTATTTTTTTTACTTTTTAATATGGCCTTGGTTGACCGCCTGCAAATGGCCCTTCGTGCTGAGGTGTTGGTTCTCGCGCTTTGCAGCCATCAAACGTGCATAAGCCTCCGCCCGCTTTCCGGACTTCCGTTTAGCCGCCCCGTGCATCCTTTCCTCAGCGGTAAAGCGTTCCGATATTTTGCGCCGGTATTCCCAAAGCACCTCCATATCCACTCCCGGTTTTTTGATTTCACGGATGCCTAATTCCGCGATAATTTCCTTATGCAAGGAGATTTTTTCCAATGCAGCATAAGCCCAAACAACATATTCCGGGTCTATCTTCAAAATGTCACCAATTGGGAGGTCTGCATACTTCCCAATGCCAAGCACCGATTTCCGAGTGCAAATGCGATAAAGGGCAACGGAATTTTTCGGTAAATCTGCCATGGCTAACTATTGATTAGAATTGCACAAACCGCCCAAATAGCGGTCAAAACGGCCAACGGCCAACGTTCTTTGAAATCTTGCCAAAACTGTTTCATATTACTTTGATTTTGTGGGCCGGTTTCCCGGCCCGGGTTTTACTGAATTTCATAAAGTGCGTTGCAGGCCCAACGGGTTGAACCCCAATGGTCGTTTATACGCACCGCGTCAGCATCAATGATTTCGGTAACTGTGCGGATAACATCACGACCGGCACCGATTTCTGCAAACATATATTTATGGCCAACCTTGATTTCTTGACCGTTACGGGCAAATGCTTTCATAATTTTCGGGATTAAGCAACGTAAAAACTAATCTTTACACCACGGCGCAGCTTACAAACGCAGCAATCACTCATATCATTGAAAGCCCTGTCAAGAAGGCGGTTTGTAAGGTCAATGTCGTTAACGATTCTCAGGAGGCCCGAAACGCCTACCAGGGTATTGATTTTGGAACCTTCGTAAAGGCCTGAAACCTTAATCTTGTAGTTGCGGTTGATTTCCTTTGTGGTGTATTTTAACGTTGCCATAACTGTTGAATTTTGCTATCCGGGTAACCGCCCGTTCGGTCGAGTTACTTCCTTAACTCGCTACAAAGGTAGTGCTTTTTTCTTAAATACCAAAATTTTTTCTTTAATTTTTGCAGTTTTTAGCAAAAAAAGTTAATTTTCCTCAAAAGTCCGTTTTTAGGCACTTTCTTCCGCTGGTAGTATAATTTATCATCCAAACAAATAAAGTCCCTAAAATCGGCCTTAAAATGCGAAATCAGCCCCAAGACACAAAAATGCCGGGGAAATCCTCACGACTGCCCCGGCATTATCCTACTTTATGAAAAGACTACTTATAACCTCCGCAAAGATAATCATTTTTCTATAACAACATGCTCCAAGCCGATTATTTTTGTATGCGGATTCAGGGAAACGCAATCCAAACGGCGGTCTTTTACGCGGTGCGTCTTCCACCAAAGGAATCTCTTATACCGAACCGATTCCACCAACAATAAGGAATCCCGGTTCTGTAACCGCCCCGTGAAAGCACCCTCGGAAAGCAAACCGTCAAAGTCATACCAGGCATCGCCACAATGCACCGCAACTGCCTGCACCCTTACGGAATCCCGAATTACAACCGTATCACGCGGAACGGCCCTCAGTTCAAGGATGGTTTGCGACTGCGCTTTGTTAACGGCAGACAAATCCCGGTTCTTCCCCTGCAAGGTCTTTATCATAGCGGCATCCCGTTCACGGAACTGCTTGTATTTCCCCAAAGATAATTCCAAGGAGGCAACACGCGCCCCGTTCAAAGAATCCCTCACGCGGAACGTTTCAACATCTGCCAGCAATCCCTCTGTATTCCTGCGGTATTTGTCCCGCTCCCCGGACAAACTCTTAATCGAATGGTGCTGAATTGCTACAACTGCAATCAGACCTATAAATGCCGCCACGATTGCGGCCTTTCCATTATTAGTCATATTCAACAGTCCAACTATCGTTGTCGCCAAAAACACTTAACACATGGCCCTCTCCGGTATTTTGTTCCGACATTCCAAAAATTGCCGTGAAGCCTGTTTCCCTTCGCTCAGAGAAAACTCTTGTAAGCCTTATGCCGTCAACGAGGGCGAATAATTCTTTCTGCTCCGGCAAACTATTAAATTCTTCAAGGGATACACGGAGTTCACCGGCGGCAAGCAGCCGTGTAACGCCTTCCCTCGTTTGCGGAATGACGATTTCCAACACGTCCGGCGCGTCTGGAATAAGCTCCACAATCGCACTCAGAATTTTAGGAAGATACCCCCCCCCGTCAACATTTGTTCCTTGACCTGCGATGCCTTTTTCAATGGCCGCAAGAATTTCTTGTTTGTTCATAGTTCTAAACTTTTAAGGTTAATAATAATGCCATATAACGTTTGGTTTTTTGACTGCATCATCGTCAACGTGAACATAAGTCTTGCCGATGCCAATGCGATTGAATCCAGCTGCAAGGCAAGCCGTGACAATCTTGTAACGGTTTGCATCAGAATTGCAACGAATATCAACGGCCCTGCCTGCCGTGTGTGCCCCCGTTCCCGTCCGGCCCTTTGCCTTCTCCCATTTCGGGGAACGATAGGCGGAGTTCAGGACAAAAGGAATACCGGCAATCTCACGGGCTTTGTCCAACTTATCCATCGTGTCCTGGTTCATGTCTTGCAGGGAGCAAGCCGGGGAACATACCCGGAACTCCTTTTCTGAAAAATACTTTGCTTTAACCATTTTCCTTTCCGTCTAAATCATGTATTTCCACCGTCGTATCTCCGTGCGTCAATTTCACGCCCAACCCCTCACGAATGGCCTCCCGCACCTCAAACAGAGTAGCAAAGGCAAACAAAACTCCGGCACCCTTGAATATCGAAGGGTCAATTTGCCCGTATGGAGGCAAACATATAGAAACGACAAACATTATAATCGTCATACATAAGCACACCCACAATGCAATCGTCGTGGATAAACTCACACGTTTTGTCATAGCCTTGAACTCGCTAACAGATTCGTGAATTGTTTCCATATCCTTTGCCTCCTATTCTTGTGACCTGACATAACCAAGACCGATTTTCTTTGCAACCGTTGCCGTGTCAAACTCTGCATCCACGGCTGCAACATCCCCGTTCGGCTCCCATTCCGGAGTAATCAGAAACGTATCAAGACTATAACGTTGCCCGTTCTTTTCAATATATGCGTAATCCGCCATACGGATAAAGCGCATCACGTCCAAAAGATATTCGGATGCGAAGAACGAAAAACGATACCTTTTTTCTGAAATTTGCTTTATTGGGAAGAAATATCCGTCACGGTTTTCTCCCTCTTCCTCAAACACATATTGCGGCTTCGCAATATCTGCTTTCAGATACAAGACATTTGCAAATTGCCTTCCGCCACCGAAACGGTATACGATGGTGCCCGCATCCATTACGAAATTTTGAACATCATACCAGGTTATTTTCAAATACGGCTCAATATCGTTTACCACCGTGAAGACCTCCGAATACCAGCGATTCGCTTCATCCTCCATTACGGCATAATATTGCCCGTTTTCAAATGATGTAGCAAAAGGCAAAACGCCGGGATATATGATGCAATCGTAATCCGTCAAGGCTTCGACCGAAATAGCCTCCAAAAACTCCTCCGTATAATCCCCGACCAATTGCCCGGATTTCGTGTAAATCTCAAACAAGGTTATCCGTGCCGGGATTACTTCAGATTCGGCCTCAAAGACTTCTGCAGACACCAATAAGTCGCTATTTTGAAACTGCACATATAACCCCACAGCGGCCTCAGGGATATTCATTCCGCCATTATAGACGCCACCAGGCCCAACCAAATTATTCGACCTAATAACAGTATTATTCGCATCTACGAAAGCAACATTTGCGGTTGTCCCTCCCTGCGGGGCAGGTTCGCCGGGAGGCAAATTCTGAAAATAGATTTTGCTTATGCTGCCATCTAACGTAAAATATTCAAACGAACCATCCGAACGACCACCAAGGTTGACCTCCCCGTCTTCAATATAGAAAAATTCGCCTTGGCGGAAATAATCTTCTCGCAATCTCTGCCCAACGGGAGTAAATTCTTCTTCCTGTATTGCCTCCCTCAAAACCTGGAAAGGCGGCAGAAATCCGGCAGGAGTATATAAAGGATACTCCCTGCCATATACCCACCATTTCCGGGCATTCTGTTGCTCTATGGATGTGTACCAAGGAAGTACACTTAGGTTATTATTCGGTATCATATTTCAACGTTGCTTCTGCATTCCTTGACGACAAATTTAAGGACAAATTTTTAATCATCCCATTCCCCAAATTCGTTTTTACCAATTTCATCAAATTTGGCTCTTGAAGGCAGGGGAATTTCAGGCTTTGCGTCTTTAATTTCTTGATACCGCGAGCCGATTGCGTTTCTCCGTTTATCTTGAAATTCCACGCCGGCATATCCCAAAAATAATATTGCTGCAAATAAACAAAAGCCGCATATCCATTCTGCAAGACTTTCCGGTTGCCAACCGCTCCAATTGTCAAATATGGCAGCTTATATTCCCCGTCTGTCAATTCTGCCGACAATAACACAAACCCGTCTTTGGACACCTCCGTGGGATTCAATAACACATAATCCACGTCAGACGTGAAATTTGCTATTGAAATATTCTCCACGTTTTCCGGGTTCACATAGCCGGAAAGAATGTCTATCGGATAACCTTCAAACAACTGCGTCACATCGTCCATCCACTCAAACTGATAACGCGCCGCCATATTCGGTTTTTCAAAGGAGTATTTCGATGTCGCAAACGCCCACTTTTTCCCGTTCCTTGTTACCTCCTGCGCCGTTAAATCAATCCCGACACCCGGACTGCCATAATATGCACCGCCATTATTAAAGAACCGAATATGCTCTATTTTGAATTTTCCGTCTTCAATATACCAATAACAACGGTAGCAATCCCGGAGCATCTGCATAATTGCGCCCAGGGACACGACTGCCTTCTGTGCCGGCTGGTCGTAGCCCGAAGAAATAACATTCGATTTCGGAGTGATGAATATCCGCTGCTCAATATTTGTTATCGGATTAACGCCATACAAGAACTGCGAATATTCCGTTGTGCCTTCATGCGTTATCCCTGGCGCAATCTGCGACAACAATACCGATATAACCGAATCCAGCGGATAGGCATCTTTCAGAACAAATTCCTTCCGCCAGGCCTTTTCCGTTATCCAATCAAAGGGCGAGAACGTGAACCACATCGAAATCTCCTCCCATGCAAGGCGCGCAATTGGGAACCATTCAGGAACGAGCCACGCCGAGGGAACATCATAATATTTCCCATCCTCATACAAACCCCACTGCGTCGGTGTGCTGGAATAATTTAACGAAAAGCCGATTGTATTCGGGAAATTATATCCCACAACGCGAGAATAATTCCGGTTATTGGGGACAATATCATTATCCGGGATTGGATAGGTATCTGTTCCGATAGCACTCTCCACGTCTGTGACATAGCGAGCATATACGGCCCGTGACGAAACTGACATTGTTACGAGGCCTTGCCCGTACTGCGTCGGGAGTAACCTTATTTCGTAATCGACCTGTGCTTCAATCGAAATAGGAATATCGGCACTCCAAAGAGCCATTCCAGAGTTAACATCATAAATAGTGATTCGGTCAAGCTGCTGGACCAACCAACGACGATATCGGAAATTCCCCTCAACAAAATCAAACCGAACTATCTGCGACCTTTCGGTGTGTTCGTGAAATACACTTTCAGGCAAGGCCGGCACCATATCCCCCGAAAATTTGAACCTGTGATAACCCCTATTGAATGAAAAATGATAATTCGATATTTCGCTCAATGCAACCGCCTGACACTCCTGCTCCCACCACATACCGGAAAGGAAGCAACCGATAACCGTTTGGCCGGGGAGATATACCTGTATCATTGGCCGTTTATCGGCCTTTATAGGCACTATCTCCGGCGCCAAGGGGATTATATCATATTCCTTGTCAAGTCCCGCCAAAACCGCCTCATAATCGTCTTTTGCGTTCGGCCGCACCACAACCGTTTCCGCATCATCGTCAAACTTGCAATCGGTCTTCCAAAATGTCCCCTTCCAAAAAGAAGCCCACGTTATGCCGGCATCGTATGATATGAATATCTCCAAACCGAACTCCGTATCAAAAGAGGCCGTTACTATCCGGACGTAATCCGTTTTTTGGAAAGTCAATTCCCCCGACAATTTCCGCCGGAAAAAGACTTGATTGTTTTCCTGCTCATAGCTTATCGCCATATCGTTACTGTAAACGGGGAACGCCCCTTGAGCGACCCCGTTAACCGTCAATTCAAACTTATAAATCGGATTCATACCTCGTTAACTCTTGTATATTTTCCGCGTCAAATTCTTGTACCGAATAACGGTGTTCCCCTTTCCGTCAACAAACTGCGACCTGTCCCCCTGCTCACGGATTGCAGCTACATCCCGCTCCAGCCCTGACACGTCCGTCCTGCCGCCGATAAGGTTCAAAGCATATCCGTCCATCGTGGCATTTGCACGTTGGTATTTATCGGCAAACGTGCCATTGTTGAAGGCGTTAATCACGTCGGGGATAAGCTTCCCATAACGACGGGAATTGCGTTTATTGATAACGGCAAAATATTCGCCGCCTTCGGCCCTGCGCCGCGTCCCGTCCGGCTTCATGCCCAGGTCTATATCATGCCCGCTTGCATGGCTCCCACCCTGCAACAATTCGACAACACCTTCCCCGTACTGCTCCGTCTGTGGTTTTGTTACCTGAGCCGCCTTGATTTTGGCAGCTGCAAAAGACCCCCACATGACCGCAATCGCGGCAATGGCAGCAATCGGGCTCAACTTTGACAACGTGGCCCAAAGGTTCGCCGATGCCGTAACGAGAGAAGATGCCTGCGTTATGGAATCCAACTGCAATTGCGCCCGCTGCGCCCGCTCCTGCTCACGCATCGCTTCCGCTTGGTTCTTTTTCGCCAAATTCAACTCCTTCTGTGCGGTCTGTACCTCGTTTGCATAACCCGCGTTCCGGGCTTCAATTTCCGCATCGAGCGCCTTCTGAGCCGCATCTACCTGAGCATCCGCAGCCGCAACCGCCGCGTCCGCCGCTTCCAGCCACGCCCCGGTCAATTCATCAACTGAACTCTTGACCGAATCAATCGCGGTCTTTAACGCTTCTTGCTGCTCGGAACTGATGCTTATACCAAAGACTTCATAAATGTTATTATAGCCCAACTTTTTCTTTTCCTGGTCTATCCCCTCAATGGTCTTTTTAATGGCGTCAATTTCCATTTGCGTCATTTTGTTTGTGGCAGTTTCATTCAGTTTCAGAACTGCCTCCAAACGGGCCTTTTCTTGCTCCAGGCGGAAGATTGTTTTCTGACGTTCATTCTTGTCTTGCATCTCAAATTCAGCCTCGGCCAAATCCTGCAACGCAGCCAAATCCCGCTTCGCAAGTTTCGTGTCAAAATCTGCCCTCTCACGGAGGCGCATTGTGTCATACTTGGCATCAATCGCCTTTTCATCCTGGCGCAGTGCCTCCGCCTTCAATTTGTTTTGTGCCTTTTCAATTTCCCGCTGCTTTTCGATGTTTTCAATGCGCAAACGCAACATTTCATCGGTGCCCTCCTGAGTTATGGCAATCTCTAATTGAATGGCTTGCTGCTCAGCCTGCAAACGTTGAATGGCAAGTTTGGCGACCTCCTCATTGAATTTCTTTTCGGTGTCTTCTGCCAATTTGTCATACTTGGCATTTATCGCCACTTCATCCTGCCGTTCCGTCGTTACCTTCTGACGGTTGACCTCTAATTCAACCTGCCTTTCCGCTTCCACCTTTTCCAACCGTTTCCGCAGCATTTCATCGGTGCCGGCATCCGTCACTGCTATCTCCAAATTGATAGCCTCGACAACCGCACGCAAATCTGCCACACGTTGTTTCTTTGCCGCTTCAATGGCCTTCTTTTGCTCCTTTGTTAATTCCTTTTTGCGCTGCTCCGCCTGCTCTGCCGCACGTTCCGCCCGTTGCTGCGCTTCCAAGGCATCATTTTCCATCTGCGAACGCACAACACCGATGGCCTGACGCAAGGCCGTAAGTCCGTTTTCGGCATTCTTCAAATTCTGCTGCAATGCACCAATCCCGAACCGCTTATTTAACAATCCGTCATCCGCTGCCTGATACTGCGCGTATTTCAATTCCTCCTCATACCTTTTCTCCATCCGTTTCATAATAAAATCCGCAGCCTCTTTCCCGCTCTTGCGATAGGTTTCCGTGAACATTTTCACGAAATTATCAGCCCGCGATTGTATCATGGTTTCGTTAGGGAAGAGAGCGGTTTGAATCTGTGCCACAAGACGGGTCAACCATTCAATTGTCCGCTTGATTTCTCCCTGCGAATTTTGGAAGGCGAGTGTTAATCCCTCCCACGCAGATTTCAACAATTTCGTCGCTCCCTCAACCGTGTCCAAACGTTCCTTTTCAATGCGCTCCAATTCCCCGGAAACATCCTGCAATGAATTACGCAAATCCCTCGCACTCTCTGCCCCGGACACAAATGCAGAGAACGCCGCCACACTCCTTTTGTCGGTCAGCTCCAAAGCCTCCGCAACATCCACCCCGGATTTCCTCAATTTGATAAGGCTATCAATAATTTCATCGAATGTCCTGACAGAACCGCCCAAACGCTGGGCAAGTTTGCCGTTCGCGTCGGCAAGGTTCAGAAGGATATTCCTTGTGGCAGTTGCTGCCGAAGAAGCATCAAATCCCGCATTCGCCAAGGCGCCAAGGAGGGCGGTCGTATCTTTGACTGAAAGCCCGTAAGCATTCGCCACGGGGAACACCGTTCCAATAGAATCCCGAATACGGTCAAAAGACAAGGCAGATTTATTCGTGGCAACCGCCAGGGTTGCAAGCACGTCTTCCGTGTCTGCGCTGGTAAGGTTAAAGGCCCTCAACGTGGAACCGGCAACACTTGCCGCATCAGCAAGGTTTGCCCCCACCGCCGTCGCAAACTGCAAGACGGGTTTCTGCATGGCAATAATCGAACCTTGACCGAAGCCCAGCTTTGCGAGTTCCGTCTGTAATTCCACAACCTGCCTGGCCGTGTATTCCGTAGTCCTTCCAAGGGACAAAGCGGAATCTGTCAAGGCTTTCATTTCCTCACGGCTTACGCCCAGGATTGTCGAAAGGTTGGCATTTGCCTGCTCAAACTCCCGAAGGGTCTTTGCCGAACCGGTCAATTGTCGGACAAATATCATTACCAATCCGATTGTCCCGGACAAAACTGATGTGAACCCTTGCAGGGCTTTTGCTCCCAAAGGCAAATCAGAACTTGCAATTGCTCCTATCTGCCCCCTCATCCGAGAGAACCCTGAAACGACCTGACCGATTGGCCCCGGCAAACCACGCAAGGCGTTCTCATAGTGTCCGACCTCCAAAGTATATTTCCCGGTCGCTTTCTGCAATCGGGACATTTCTTCATAGATAAGACGGGTTTCCGTTTCCAGCTCCTTTCCAACGCCAGCCGTGCGTCGCTCCTCCGCGCTCATTTCATTCAGGCGGATTTTATTGAGCCGGTATTGTGCCGAAAGCCGCTTATAAGAACCCTCTTTGGAATTATTGATTTCAACAATCAATTTGTCTATCCGCTGCTGCTCTTTCACGGCCTGCGTTACCTGCTGCCTCCGGCGATAGGTTTCGCTTTCCGCGTCGTTGCTTTTCTGATACGCCGCAAGCAATTTTTCCGATTCTGATGCAAGGCCGGCAATTGACTGCCGTTGCGCATCGGTCGCCCCGGAAAGATTCTGCATGCTCTTTGCTGCATCAGCCGCCGCCCCTTGAATCTTGGTCTTGGCCGCATCGTATTTCGCAATCAATTCATCCAACTGCGAAATAAGATTCTGTATTGAATTATCCGGAGCAATTAAGTCACTGTATCGGATTGGATTCGGATTGTCCATAACTCTGTCTTATTTTTGTCAAAAGTCCGTTTTAAGGGCTTTTCTTTTCTTGAATGATAAATTACCCATCTTTGCGGCTATCGGCCCGAATTTGCCCGTTTAAGGGCCTTTTCTGATTCCTTGGCTTTCTCCCGCACAAAATCAAAGGCGTTGTAAAACTCTAAAACCGTGTATTCCTTTGGCCGGACGTGCAATTGCTCTGATAAAACCAGACACAAATTTTCGAACTGCCGGTCAAACTGTATTTCCGCACTCTCCGGGCCTGAGAACGTTTTCGGGTTGGAATACGTTATCAGCAACGTTGTCAGTTTGTCCACGGCCTTATTTCGTGCCGGCTCTTTCTCGCCTGCGATAATCGCCTCCAGCACCGCCAACGTCCGTTTCCGCAGAAGGTCGTAATACTCCTTCACTTCGGAATAATTAAAGAGCGAGGGAAAGTACACCATCAGCTCCGCGTCAATTTTTTTTTTGACCGCTTCCAAACGGGCGGTCAATTCGCTTTCCGGCACGTCCTGCAATTTGGCCGTTACCGCTGCAAGCGCATCGTCTGAAAGGTCATTGCACGGCTCCCCGTCCAACCTTGCAACCAATGCGGCAAATGCCCGGTGCCGGGGATTGATTTCCGACTGAATAAGGAACACACATTGCCGGAGGTTCTGCAATTCCTGTTCAGCCTTTTCAGTATTCCCCAGGGCTACGAAACGCCGCACGCGTTCTATCCTTTGGTCGAAGGCTGAAATATCAGCCCCCACCCCCGAATCAACCAAAAGAAGTTTCTGATATTTATGGAAACGCACAATCGGCAGTTCGTCGATTGTGTCGTATATCTCCACGGTATGTTTCCCGATATTCAGTGTTACCATAATTCCCGCGCGATTATTGTTGAACATGCCGGAACAATCAGGAACGGCCATTGCCATGTAATACAACAAAGCACCCAAGAAAGCACAAGGCACGTCCAAAAGGAGCAACAGAATTTGCACGAAAACAATTTGTGCAGGAACTCCGTCGGGGCATGTACCTGCGCCCATTCTATCCATCCCCATTTCTGAGCCACGCCCAGGATGAAAGCCGCCACCAATGCGATAGCGATTACCCAAAAGACAAATTCACTGATTACCATACGAATAACCAAACTAAGATTCCACAAATAATATATTGCCATTCCGGGCGGTCACAAGGATTATCCAAATCCGTGTCTTTGGTCTGCTCCGGTTTTATACTTGCAAAGTAAAGGAAATTATGACATATCCACTCCATTTTCAGGGAAAACAAACTGCGTCTAAATACATCCGTGTCAAACTTTTTCCGGCGGCAATCTTCACGGATTTCCCTCAAAACCGCATACATCCGCATCTTGGGAATAGACCAAGAATCCACGATGTGCAAATTTGTTTTTGATACAGAATATTCCATATTTTTTTGGCAACTTACTTTTTTTTCTTACCTTTGCAACGCCCCACACAAGCTTTCATGGTTCTACCTTACGGCACTCCGATGGCTTATGGGGCATTTTTTTTGTCTATATCATAACCATTTCATTAACTTCCGTATAATAAATCGACCTCCATCTTTTCCGATAAATTGCACGGACACGGACATCTAATTGAATACGTTTGCTGCTATATTGCTGCCTCATAAGCCCCATCGCCACATTTAATGTGGAGCCATCCGGACGACTGAACTCCAAAGTTGCTTTACCCCTGAAATATTTCCCAGGCCGATAAATCCATCGACCAACTTTCTGCACATACTCATTTCGTTTAGTCGCTGAAAGTATCAGATATTTCTTATGCTTACGGGTTGTATAGCCTCCATAAGTTTTTCTCGGATGTTTCCCCGTTCGCCGATATTCAATGATTGAACTTGTGTCAATCCTTATTGTAAGCACTGACGTCCCCGCTTTTTCTACTTTCACGCCAACCGGCTGCACACAAATGATATCGCCGTTTTGAATAATAAGATTATCAGTTTGTGTTTTCGCAGAATTGATTATGACTGATTTATACCCGGAATCAGAAATCTTTTTGATAGCGTTCATCCCTCTATCGACATAATGGAATTGATAACTCTTCCCCGGTTTCGCCAGCGCTTCAATATCCCGCACATATCCCGGCCTCCCTTCAACCATTTCAAAAACACTTCCACTATAAGTGCCGCCGTCCAAAATATTCAATTCTAAGAGAGCCGACAAAACAGGGCAATAGAAAACATGGGTGCCCAGGTCTTCATCCATCACAAATGTCGGGGTTTTTGAAAAGCGGATTGTTCCTATCGGGCCGAACCTTTCCCTTGGGATGCGTTTCCCGGCAATAACCATCAGAGGCTCAATGCCGATTATTTTTGTTGCGAAATCCAAACGGCGGTCAATCTGCGGGCCGTTATATTTTCCTTGATAATCCATGTTTTTTAATGTTTTAGGACGTACTTTTTTCCGTCCGAGGTTATGTAATACTTATTGTCTGATGTGCGGTAATAGAACGTTTCTCCGGCTGGCTGCTCCCCTTCCCAACAGAGTTCCGAATACTGCAAAACGCCTTCAAAACGGAAACCCGCGAAGGGGTGCATCAAAAACTGATTATCTATTTCCGAAAGGGTATAGCCGCGGTATATGTTTTCGGCACGTTCATATATGCGGTTTATCGTAATGCGCCCCTCCTGCATGTGCCAACCGGCACGCCCATTCAGGACGTTCAAAATCTGCGCTTTCAGTTTTTCCGTATTCCGGTTCGACGGCTCGTTATAAACGCGCCTGAGGTCAAACCACACTATCAACGAGAACGGGGCCGTTACCTCCCGCGCCCAGGGGCCTCCGTCAATTGTCTGCGGGTCTTCCAGCTCAAAGAAAGAAAAGTTCCCAATCTTTGAATCCGGCGAAACTTCAATATAATCATTCTCCCCGCGTCCCTCTACTCCCCCGCAATATACGTTCGGCGTAATGATGCGTTTGCCGTTCATCATTTTTACAAGCCGCTGAGAACGACCAAAGGCAGCATCCAGCCACGGGATATTTTCAAGCAATCCCTTCTGAATGTCTGCCAGCACCCGGTCAAGCATTACCGGATTATCTATTATCGGCGCATTGTTAAGCATATAATCTATTTTTTATTTCTTGCATCAGCTCCTCATAAGCTCCCCGCTCCACAAAGATAATCATCCATTTCTCCATCATCAAACCAAATGTGTCAACACCGTATTTCGCCATAATTCCAGCCGCATAAGGCGTTGTCGCTACAACCCCCACCGTGTCCGCCATAAATTGCACCCCAAGTTCATCATGGAAACGGCCATTGATATACAAGTTTGGAGCATCCGGATTGCGCTGAACTGCATAAGGGTAAGCAATCCCCGAACCCTTCCATGCTGCATATCGTTTGGCCGTTTCAACCGAATAGAAATAGCCGCTCGGCTTCAAATCCTCCGTATAATAGGGCCGAATGTCCTCGCCGTTGGCACGTTTCCCCTCCAGCAACTGAATCCGTTGCAGTTCCAAGATGTCCTCGCCGTGACGGATAACGGCATTGCGCACCGCTTCCCCGGTACGCAAGCCGTCCGCTACACTTTGGACACGTGCCCGCAAGTCATTCAAGATTCCCATTTTCTTTTTGCTTTTTATAATTCCTGCGCAATTACGGAATAAAGATTGCCAGCTTTTTTTACACTCAAACACCGACCAAACTTGTCCTCCATATCTTTTCCTCCAAAAACAGCCTCATAACCGTCTCCGCCTTCATAGTAGGCTATCCTTGTTAAGATAACGTCTGACACTTTTATCACAGATTGCTTTGGAATTGCGTCGAAGTCCTCAAGAGAAACATTTAAGGCTGTTGCCGCTTCCGTAAGTGTCACGTTGTTAACAGTTTCAGGGAAAGCCGTCGTAATTATAGGCTCCGGCGCGACAGGGCTTGCGCCTTCCGGAATAAGGTCAACGATGGCGTCTAATATCTTAGGAAGATACCCCCCCGTCAACATTTGTGCCTTGGCCTGCGATGCCTTTCACAATCGCATCCTTAATTTCTTGCTTTGTCATAATCTTTGTTTGTTAAATTGTTATTTGCGGGAAAAGTCCCGTATTTCGCGTTTTCTTTGTTAATCCGTATAATTTACCATCCCAAGCGGGAAAGTCCGTCAAATCGCCTAAAAACGGCCTTTATACCGTGCGATACTTGACGCCGTGGTTATTGCACTTCAAACAAATCCTATCCAGCCCCCGCGTGTCAAGCGACAGGGCGCGATAGGCTTGTTTCAGTTCATATCCCAATCCGCTCGCCCGGCCCTGCGGTGCGCCGTCAAGTTCGTACAAGATTTCATCCCGCGTGACGTTTACCTGGTTACGGTTAACCCTTACATCCGGGTTCATGGCAATTGTCCTCAGCACATTCGCGGCAACCTGCTTTTGGATAACCGTTGCAAAGACCTGGCGTTGCGATATGATGAAATCCGTAAGGTCGCAGCCCACAGAAATCTCCACGTTCAGGCCGTAATTCATCGTATTTGTGTAGCCGATACGCCCAACATCGAACATTTCCGGATATTCCGCGAAATCCTCCGGGGCACGGACACCGAACGGGGAAACTTGCAAATACTTTGTCATTTGCCGCCAAGATTCAATCGAACCGCCGAGGCAGGTTTGGCAAGGTTCAACACTCCAATCCTTTGACACGTTCAATGCCTGCATCCCTGCCGGCAATTCATTCTGATTGTAGCAAAGGAACCAAGCGCCCCCCGAATCATTCCCTTCCCCGTCCACACCGGGGATATATGGCAGATAAATCGGCTCCGCAGGAGTAAACCACTGAAAGCCGCCGTTGGTGTTCGTGAAATTCAATTCAATCTTCCGCATCGGTGCAACCTGCGACGAATGGAACAGGTACAAAGTTACTTTGCCCGTTGCTCCTATCATCTGCAAACCAATCCGTTCTATTTTCGTAGTAACGCCCATAGAACGGACGGGGACAATCTCAAAACCAACAATCTTCCCCGTGGGGTCAATTGTCGCTTGCAGGCGTGCGGCCCCGTCAAAGAACGTCCGGCGTTCAAGGAGGCTCTTTGTTTCCTCCGTCAGCTGCTTTTCTTGGATGAACTGCTGGATAGCCGTATTGATGCCGTTCAAAGTCAAGTGACGGACAAAATCGGAAAGCATGTTGTATTCCGCCCAATCCTCATTCCCGTCTGCCGGTTCCGAACCTGCGTTGGCACTTTTTGCAATCCACACTTTCCCGGAGTGCTTGACCTTTGCGCCGGCTGCATATCCTGCCGAATTGTTCCAATCCGGGTATTTATACAGATAATCGTCCGGCATTATCGCACGGACGTTCGCCAAGGTTACGAGCGGATGCGCCCCTTGGAAGGTCAAGCCGCTTTCAGAAACGCACAAATCATCCGCGATTTGATTCTGAGGGTTGTAATCCTGCGCCCATCCAACCACGGACAAAAGGGCCTTCTGTATATCTTGCAATCGTACCATTGAGTTGTTAATTTTTACTTAATAACTGAAAAAAACGGGGACGGGTTTGTTATGTCCCGCCCCCGCTTGCTCATTTGGTTCAGCTCTGACTACTGAACCGCCTTGGTGTTAACCGGGTTGTCTTCCGAGTTCACAACCTCAACAGGCTGTGCGAAAGGATTCGCGTTGCCGGGTGCTGCAATCTCCACCTTGAAGATAGGGTTGGCAACATCTTCGGGGTCGGAGTTGTAAGCAACCAGGAAGGCAATATCAACGGAGAATCCGAAGTATTCCTTCACGTTGCAAACCATGTCGGCAGAGGCTGCACCTGCGATGCCGGATTGGTCGCCGACTGCGGTGTAGTAGTGCGAACCAACGGGGAGGTCGATGAAGGGCAGACGCACCACGTCCCACTCGTGGAAGTTGGCACGGGTACGGGCAAGGGCCTCGCGGTCAACACGCGTAAGAACTCCCACGTTGCCATCCTCAACAATGTAACCGGTGGCGAAAACGCCTTCCTCGTTTACGATGTTGTTGGTGTAGTGGAAAATCTTGTTGTCGTATTCCAGCCTCTTATTCACGTCGTTGTAGATGTCATGTTCTGCCATCTTGCGAACGAGGGAATCGAAGCCGGCACCGCCAATGACATGCAGGGTGCCGGGATAGGCGTTTGCACGCATCATCGCGTTCATGTCCGAAAGGAACTCCATGCGGGCGTTCCAAGGAATCTGAACGGAGTTGCCGACTACCTGGCAATAGAGGGTGTCCTGGAAGACCTGCGTCTTGTTGGCTTCAAGGGCGGCAATTGCCTGTACATCCATCGCAGTTGCAAGGGCGCGGCAAATCTTTTCCATCTTGCGGGCAAAGTCATGCTCGTAGGAAATTTCATTGTTGCGGTACAACTGCGGGACCATTGTGAAACCAACGGCCAGAGTGACCCAATTGATGGTATAGAGGGCGGAGGTGTTTTCGTCGTCTGCGATAACGCAGGAACGGACGTTGGAAACGGTTACATCCCCATCCCAATTGATGACGGGAACCTGCACGGTGTTACCGATGCTCTCAAAAGCGCGGTTGCGCAAGTTCTCATTGATGATGGAATTGCCGGCGTTGGTCTGCTCAATGAAGAAGTCCAAAGCACCGTATTCCAAAGGGCGGGCCATATTCCGGTCAAACTGCGGGTTTTCGACACGCCAATTTTGCAAACGGGTTGCGATAAGTGACATAATTCTTGAAATTTAGTTTGTTAATGTTTGCCGGATTGACCCTTGACCCGGTGTGTTTTTTCTGTTATTGGATTGGCAAGGTTTTGAGAACATCCCAATTCTCCTTCCAGGCCGTAGCCATCGCCTCGTCAAATTCCTTTGAACCGTTGATTTTGCCCTGCTCCATCAGCTGCTTAGCGATGATTTCGTGGGCTTCATCCCGTGTCTTTGCGCCGGAAATGTCAACGGTCTTTGAACCATTTCCGCCGCCTCCGCCCTGAGTGCCTGCGCCTGTCTGCTTGCGACCTTCCTCCAAGACGCCCATCGCTTTGAGTTCGGCCTTTACAAGTTCCGCAGCCGTGAAGGGTTGCAAGTTCGTTTCGGGGTTGCGTTTGAGAGTGCCGTTTTCCTTAAACGCCAATACCTTTCCGCCCTTCCCGTCGTCAATGTATTCGGGTTCCATCCCCTTAACCTTGCCGATGGCTTGCTGGAGCAATACGGACGTGACAGATGCGGGCAAATCAGCCTTGAACTTGATGCCGGCGGTCGCTTTTGCAAACTCCCCGTCCAATTTCAGCCCGAACAGTTCTTTCTCATGTTCGGTTTTCGCATTGTCGAACTTGGTTTTCAGCTCCGTGTACTCTTTCGTCACGTTTGCCAAATCCGTCTTCGCGCTTTCCAATTGGCGTTTCGTTTCTGCGTCTGCGCCACCCTTGGCGATGATTCCCTCCAGGCGGGTTTTCTCCTTTTCCGCCTCAGCGAGTTTCGTTTGCAGTTCAGCCGCGTTCCCGGCTTGACCCTTGATTTCCCCGATTGCCCTTTTCGCGTAATCGTAGGTCTTTTCGCTGGTGTTCTTTGCAATACCGGACGCGGACAAAATATCGGCATCCAGCCCGTCGTAAATCTCACGGGTCTTGTTTGCAATAACAGTGTTTTCGTCGTTTGCGGACATTTCCACAATCGCAGCTTTCTGTTCATCTGTCAGGCCCTGCAACGTGGCATTGCCGTTCAGTAATTCGGTAGTAAGTGCCATAATTCTTTCCCTTTGAATTTTTGGTTAATAAAAAGTATAATGCCGGGGTTTGCAACGGCCCCCGGCAGGCCGCTAATATTCAGTGACAGGAAGGCCGATAAGTTTCTGAACCTCCTCGAAATGAACAGTAATAGGAGCGGCATCCCATCCCACATATTCCGGAGCATGCTGCGTTTTTTGAACGGCAGTTATGTTATTGACGCCGCCAACTGCGTTAACTGTGATGGAATACACGTTGCCATCTTCATCGACAATTGCACCACCAAGCGCAAGCAAACACCCTAATTCAAAACCCGTGTCACTTTGTCCAAGAATCAATTGCGGAATATTGACAACATCCAACCCCTGAGCGATAGCCGCCGCCTGGATAGCTGCAAGGCCCTCGTACTGGGGCAAGGTGTGTTCAATACCAATTTCTTCGGCTACATCAGTATTAGCTAATCCAATACTTTCCGCATCAGCTGCAACAACCCTGCGGAGGGTAGGATGTGTATCCTCAACAATTACATCGAAGATGGTGCCCTGTTGATAAGCCTTCATCAAGGCCACGATAACGGCTGCGTCAGTGTTAGGGAGAAGGCCCGACGTCACTTTGACTATGTTATAGTCTTGGTTTGCAATCTGTGGCATAATTCAACGTTTTTAAGCGGTTTTTGCGGGCTTTCCCGGTTTCTTTTCCTTTGCGTATTCGGGATTATCTTTCGAATAATCCGGCGAATCGGTCTTTGTTTTGGCGGCCTGTTCGGCAAGGACCTCGGCAACTGCCTTTGCTACGGCTGCATCAAGTTTATCCTTTACCGCAGCATCAACGGCGGCATTGAATCTCTCCTCCTCTGCGACCTTGGCTTCTGCCTCTGCCTCCGCTGCCTTTGCAGCTGCCACCTCTGCATCCTTGGCTTTCTTCTCGGCCAGGGCCTTGAAATAGTCATGCGGGGAATGGAGGATGGTAACGGTGTAGCCTTGTTTCTTCAACGAAGGAAGCACGTTTATTTCAAAAGTCTTCCTTCCGAACTTCTGAACACGGGGCTGGCTCAGCCTCTTGCCGGTCTTACTGTCGAACTGCCTGACCTCGATAACTGCATGGTAGAATTTTTCCTCGCCCTTGGGAACGATGTAATTCTCGGCAGTCAGGTTCTCAATCGCGGTGTCGCGTCCGTCTTTGGTAATCATAATTTTCTTTGTTTAATTGTTTTACTCTTGCGCAGGTGCCGGGGTCTGTTCTGCCGCATAACGCCGGAACTCTGCCATAATTGTTTCTATCTTGCGCCGGTACGGAATTGCCGTGCCAAACTCCATGATATTCATGTTTTCCCGCTCAAACCGACGGACAAAATTAGGGAAATTCAGCTTAATTCTCAAATCTTCTTCGGAAATAAGGTTTTTGTCGAATAATTCCACCGCCTCCGTCCGGGACAGATGCCGGTATGGTTCCAGCTCTGCCAACAACAACATCCGCCGCAACTGCATCGGGTCGTTTCGGTATTGGGTTTCCAAAATGCGTTTCTGCATCATGTCCAACTCGCCCTCCGGTGCCCCTGCCTCTTTCGCGCTTTTATACATCCCCCGCAAATCATCCACGGAATAAAGATAGAACTCCGTCCCGTAATTGATATTTGCAGATAGGAAATAACGCCCATAACGCAGGCGGCATACCGTTTCATCAACCCATTTTTGCGCAGCCTCAAAGCCCTTTTTCAGACGGGACAAAACCGTTGTCACGTTCTCAAAATTCGCTTGCACCTGCTGCTCGTTGAAGGCATCGCGGTTCGTGATGATTTCTTCCTGGCCCACTACGGCGGTAATGATTTCTTCCCTGAGCCGCTTTTGCTCCTCGACATTGTAATCAAGGGCATTGCGGTCAACCTCCAACAGTTGAACCGGGTTACGAAGGTCGGGTTGGTTTTCGTCAGCATTCGGGACGGGAATTTCTACAAATGAACCGGCTCCGATAATGCGTTTGTTGCCGCACTTAGGGCAGCGGAGCAAAAGCCCTGCCATGTCCAATTTGTAATGCCCCTGTTTATCCCTTAGGAAACCACCATCGCAATAATCCCCGTTCTCTGCGTTGGTAAAATCGCACCTCTGCTCATAACCGGAAAGGATGGGATATGCGCCCATCAAATCCAATTGGCGTTTGCTGATATGGAAGAATACGAACCAATCCAGGGATTCAAGTTCGGCAGACAGGGGGGATTCCTTAACGTCGGGGTCTTCCAGCGAAATTGGAATGTTCCAAAAGAACCTGGCCGGGCAATATCCCAAATCGTGCGGGGCATCCACTTTCGGCTCGCCGTTAATCGTGCCGGTGTGCTTGACGTCATCCCATACGCGATAACGTTCATCATCCAGCACGACGATTTCATCCTTGCGACGGAAAACGATATAATCCATTTGCCCGGTAGTCGGGTCGGCCTTATACGAAATCACGTCGTCAATCGGTAGCCAATAGAAATAAGGCTCCGGAAATTCAGTTGTCTGCTCCCGTGCCAAATCTACAATCAGAACGGAATTTATTTCGCTCTTGAAAAACTCCCATCCATTCGTGGACCACACCTCCGGCTCATGCAGTTTGTTAAGCCGGTATTCCTCCCAATCGTCGCGCTGGGAAGAGTTGGCAAACTGATAATTAAATACGGGGTTGCGTCCGTCAAAAATTCGGCTGAGTTTATCAAAGCAAGTGTCCGTTATCTCGTTTGTCTTTACGGGATAACGGAACAAAGCCTTGAATAACATGAACTTATCATGCGGCAAGA